GAAAGAAAGAAGTACGGTCTCAAGGCAGCTCGTCGCGCGCCTCAGTTCTCTAAGAGATAGTTCAAGACTGTCAGAGAATACAGAAGACCCAAGGAAATTCAACATTCCTTGGGTCTTTTCTTTTTGTCAAAATCTAAGAATTTGTGTCTAATAGTAACACAATAGTTACACACTAGAAACAAGAAAAGTGGTGAAATTCTTCTATTATTACTATTAAGAAATAAGACCTGATATAACAAATCGTTATATCAGGTCTTTTGTTTTATATCTTATTTATAGCTTCAAGTTTGAATGGTAATTCAATATGTGTATAAACTGTTTCTGTGACACCTTGACCCTTGTGACCAACTATCTTTTTGATGATTCTTTCATCAACACCTGCTTCAGTAAGCAATGATACACAAGTGTGTCTTGTGTCATGTGGGCGGTGCTGAAGTTTCAATTCTTCCATCAATGGTGTCCAATAACTGTCATAATAGTTTCTATAAAGAAAATGCTTATCATCAGGTGTACAAATCAGATATTCACAATCCCTGTCTAACCAATATTGGAAGAATGGAACAACCTTTTCAGCAATTGGAACTTCCCTGATTCCTGATTCTGTTTTTGATTCCCTTACATAGAACCATCTTTCATCAAGATGAACATCTTCCTTCTTCAGGTCAAGCAATTCACCAATTCTGACACCTGTATATATCAGCATCAGGATGACAGAATAATATGTATTAGAATCTTTGACTTTCCAAACCATATTGATTTGCTTCTTGTTGAATGGTTTCCTGTTGTATGCATTTGGGTTTCCTGCCTTAGTAATATCAACATATCTGACCATGTCCCTTTTATCAGCAGTCACAATTTCATGCATGACAGCATAATCATACATCAGACCAAACATGATTTTCATCTTCTTCAGTGTTGGTGTGTTTTTTCCTGATTCATCAACTGCTTGTTGCAGGTGGTCAAGTTTGATTTCCACAAACTTCATGTTATGTAATTTCTCACATGTCCTGAATGATGCTTTATATCCTTTCACATTGGAATCAGACACCTTTGGAAAATGCACTTCAGACCACTTTTCAAATACTTCAGCGAAGGTTATTGTGTTATGGTGCAGGTCATAAGGGTCTTTGTTGTATTCTGCAAGGGCGGTCAATGCTTCCTTTCTACTTTCATAATATCCAACAAAAGCATATATTGGATAAGACTTCTGTTTTTCTTCATCAAATGTCCATCCTGTTGTCTTCCTTGCAACCCAAGGTTTCCTTCTGTTTCCTGATAACTTATAAACACTTCCAAAACCATTTGGTAAACGCATAAATAAACACATCCTTTCTTAAAATTGGGTGACTTTAACAAAGGGTTGTGTTATACTTATTTTGGTTAAATTTGTGTGTATAGCACAATCCTTTGATAAGACCTGACTACTTCCAATAGTTGGGTCTTATTTTTTTGTTCTTGGTGTTCTTCTGTTCTTTGTGTTCTTGGTTGTATACTACTATATATATATATATTTATATTTTTCTTAGTCCTTTAGTGTTTCATCTTTATTTTCTTAAAAGTATTATAGATAAAACACCAAGAACACAAAGAACACCTAGAACAGCACGAACTTGATTTCCTTGTAAATATCATAAATCCATCCGATTCCAAACAATCCAAAGGTCAAAGTATAAAGAATTCCTAAACCAATTTGACCTGATGCATATCTTTGGACACCTAACCATCCAAGAAATATTGTTGCAATCATCATTCCTTTACTTGTCTTCAGTTCCTTCTTTTCTTTTGGTGGAACATAAACAGCTTCTGAAGATGTTTTGTTTGATGATGACTGTGTATTGACAAAACTGACACCTTTGATTGGTGTATGCATGGTTGTTGTCTTTCTTCCTTTTGAATTTACAGTGATTCTTCCTGCTTTACTTCCAACAGATATTCCAACAGAATTCTTGTTGAAATTTAGATTTACACCTTTTCCCAATTTGATTGTCTTCCTGAATCGCATTGACATATTATCACATCCCTTCTTAGAATTTCTGTCTGTTTTCAATGACCCTTCCAATGATTTGAACAGGCTTTTCAATGATGTCCTTGTTGGAAAAGTACATTGGTGCATATGTAGGATTGAAAGATTGAAGAACAATTCCATCATCCTGTTTCAACAGCTTCTTCACACAAGCACTGTCACCATTCACTTGTGCAATCACAATATCACCTGATTCTGCATCAGACTGTTGTTTGACAATCAGAACATCACCTGCTTGCATTCTTGGTGACATGGAATCACCTTTGACCTGAAGACCGAAGAATTCACCTGTCTGTGCAAGTCTGAATGGTATCTCTTCCCAATCTAATACTTCTTCAATAGCTTCAATTGGGATTCCTGCAACTACCTGACCAAGAACAGGAATCCTGCATCCTTTTTCAATCCTTGTTGATTCATCTGATAATGCTTTTGAATTATACTGTGCATCCCACATTGCTTCTTGTTCAGATTTATATTCTGATTCACCTGTCAGATAACTGATTGAAACACCAAAGTAATTTGCAAGTTTGGTCATGGTTGTATTATTTGGTGTGAATGTCTTCCACTTAGATGAAGACCCTGCACCAAGACCTGCTTCCCTTTCTAACTGTCTTTTAGATATCTTTCTTTCCTTACATAATTGGTTGATTCTGTCTATAAATTCCATAGCAATTCCCCTTTCTTAAAAAAAGTGCAGAATAAATTCAGCGAAAAGTGTTGACAAACTGCTGAAGAACTGCTAATATACATAGTGTCAGGTGCAGAACTAATTCAGCAGACTGATATAAACAAAAGTCGCTTGATGTTTTAAATATATGTTGGTGGTACTTCATATGATAGAACATCTTCAGCAATTTGTCAATATTTTATGCTGAATTTTTACGCACTTGCTGAATAAATTATGAAAGGTAGGTGAAAATGATGTCAGAATTTGAAAAGCAGGTCAGACATGCATTGATTGATAGGGATATGACAATGACAGACCTTGCAAATGAATTAGGAATCACAATTTCTTATGTATCTGATTTACTGAAAGGTAAAAGAACCAATCAGGAACAGCTTCAGAGAATTAAAGAGTTCCTTGAAATCACTGACACAGAAGATTATGAAGAATAGAATATCAGTTTCAGAAGTTGCAGAACTGATGAATGTGTCAGAACAGTTCATCAGGATAGGTCTTCAGAAGGGAATCTTCCCTTTTGGTTATGCAGTCAAGATGTCAACACAATGGACTTATTACATTAGTCCACAAAAATTCACAGAACACACAGGAATTACTGTGTCATAGAAAGGAGAACATTATGGAAGGTTATAAAGTTTTTGAACCTGATTGGACATGCAGGGGATTTCAATATGAAGTAGGAAAGACATTTGAAGAAGATGTCACACCTTCTTGTTGCAACAGAGGATTTCATTTTTGCAAAGAATTAAAGGACTGCTTCAATTATTATCCATTCAATCCTGACAACAAAGTTGCAAAGGTCATTGCATTGGGTGAAATTGATGAAGAATCAGATGATAGCAAATGTTGTACAAACAAAATTCAGATTGTTGAAGAAATCAGTTGGGAAGATGTTTTAAGAATGGTCAACCTTGGAAAAGGAAATGCAGGTCTTTGCAACAGCGGTGATTGGAACAGCGGTAATCGCAACAGCGGTGATTGGAACAGCGGTGATTGCAACAGCGGTGATTGGAACAAGACTAACTTTTCCAATGGATGCTTCAACACAGAAGAACCAAAAATCTTCTTATTCAATAAACCTTCGGATTGGACTTATCGTGATTGGTTAAATTCAGATGCAAGATATCTGTTGAATCAGATTCCAAGAAATGTTGTTGATTGGATTTGGTCAGATAATATGACTGATGAAGAAAAAGAACAGCATCCTGAATATGAAGTTGTTGGTGGTTACTTAAAGATTCTTGATGAATCAGAATGTGGACAGTTATGGTGGGATTCACTTTCTGAAAGATACAAAAACATCATCAAAGCAATGCCAAACTTTGACAAAGAAATCTTTGAAGATGTGACAGGCATCAAGATATGATTTCCCTGTTTCCACATCAGCAAGAAGCATTGCAGGAAACAAAGGACTTTGACAACATTGCAGTTTATCATGACATGGGTCTTGGGAAGACATTCACAGGGTCAGAAATGATGAAAAGATTTGGATGCAAAGTGAATCTGATTGTGTGTCAGAAATCAAAGGTTCAGGATTGGGTGGAACACTTCACAGATAACTATCAGATGCAGGTGTTTGACCTTACCAATAAGAAACAGCTTGGTGAATATCATGGACTGTCACAAGGACAAAGATTCTTCATAGTTGGTGTTATCAATTATGAATTGGCTTGGAGAAGAAAAGAATTACTTGACTTATATGATTTCACATTAATGCTTGATGAATCATCTTTGATACAGAATCAGAAAGCAAAGCAGACAGAAATTCTAAGAAGGGATGTGATAATATGTCAATGCGATTCAGGAAG